CGAGTCAGAACTGAATGCTGCCACCCCTGAAGCTAGGAGTAAGAATAGGAAGTGGATGACGGAGGCTGTTATCCCTTCTCTTGCCGATGATGGAAGAATTATCATGATTGGGACGGTTATTAGCGAGGATTGCTTCATTTGCTGGGCAAAAGAGTCTTCTGCGTGGAAAACCTTGTGGTATTCGATATGGGACGAGAATGAGAAGCCTATATGGAATGCGAGGTTCCCAAAGGAAAGGATTATACAGATAAAAGAGGAGTTTGAGAGTGTTGGCAACCTGAATGGGTTTTATCAGGAATATATGAATATAGCACAGTCTCCGGATGATGCTCCCTTCAAACCAGAGTATATCAAGTTACATCACTATGATTACGGAAGGAGAGAGGGGCAAAATTGCTTGATAAAGAAACAGGGGGAAACAGAGCATGTTAAACCTATTGAAATTTATTGTGGGATTGATCCTGCTAGTAGTCTTAACCCTCGTGCAGACTTTTTTGTTATTTCTGTCATTGGCATTGATAATGACAATAACAAGTATATCGTTGACCTATTCAGGAAGCGTATCTCTCCTGCGGACCAGCCGAGTAAAATTATCGAATATTTTAAGAAATATCATCCCAAAAGGATGAAAGTGGAAACAACTGCGTATCAGGAAGCGTTGAGAGCAAGTACTCGATCTCTCATGTTAAAAGAGAATCTATATATCGCTGGTTTAGAGAAGGGTATTAAACCCAGGACTAGGAAGTCAGAAAGATTGATCAGTCTTGTTCCTATGTTGGCTAAAGGGGAGTTTTTCTTTAGACCACAGGATTTGACGGCACAACAGGAGTTCTTATCTTATCCGAAGGGTAGGAACGATGATATACTAGATGCTATATGGATTGCCCTAGAGGGAGCAACTCCTTGTAGAAGGAAAAAGATAGAAAAACAGGCAGATGACGGTTTGGGAAAGAAACTACTTGATTGGATGACAATGTAATGGTAAATTCGCCCGGATATCTACACTAAATGGCATACGGCAAAAAAGCTAAATCAGGGAAGAAGAAGGTCGAAGAGACCCACGAACTCTTTAAATCTTACTCTAATAAGAGAGAGCCATGGGCGGAGCACGCTCAGGAAGATAAAGAGTTTAGGTTAGGGAGGCAGTGGTCCAAAGAGCAACGTATCAAACTTGAAGAGAGGGGACAGGCTGCGGTTGTTGTTAATAGGATACATCCTGCTGTAGAGGCTGCGAAAGCCATGCTTACCTCAGAAAAGCCCTCTTTCAGGGTTTCTCCTCGTGAGGATAGTGATAATAGGGTCGCCCAGACCATGAATGGTATCCTAGAGTATATTTGGCAGATTTCTAGCGGGGACGATGCTCTCAGAACTGCAGTCGATGATTACTATACGATGGGTATGGGGTTTTTGTTAGTTTACCAAGACCCCATGTCTGATATGGGCAAGGGCGATGTCAAGGTTCGAGACATTGACCCGCTAGATGTATATGTAGACCCCAATTGTCGAAGTAAGTTCTGTGATGATGCTGAGAATATGATTATTTCTAGACTATATACTAAAGAGCAGGCAAAAGCTATATATCCAATGTATGAAAAGGCTATAGCCAATGCTGATACTGAGCAGTTTCTTACTGATAGACCAAAAACTCTACGTCAGGATGATGGGGAACTTTCATTCCCAGAAGATGATTCCACCAAGACAGACCTTGGTTGGGGTCAAACAAACGAGTATGTGCGTGGGTACGAGAGATATTATAAAGAGATGGTAGACCATTATAGGGTCTTTCAGAAGTTTGATGGTAAGGAAGACCTCTTAAATGAGGAAGATTTTGCAGATTACGTTGAAAAGAAAGCTTGGGTTATAAATGGTCAGATTGTTGGTGATCCTGAGATAGCCACTCAAATGATGCAGCAGATACAGGGTACTTATACTCAGGCTCTAGAGCAGTCCAAGGCTCAGGGAGTACCGGAAGAACAGCAACCAGAGATACCCGAAATACAAGAGATAACATATCAGGAGTTAATTCAACAACAGCAGATTGAGGTTGTTGTTGTACCTACTGTAAGGGTTCATGTTTGTGTGATTATGGGTAATCAGTTGCTTTATCAGCGTGCTCTTCCAATTAGTGAGTATCCTCTTGTTCCTCTTATGAATATTCATACAAGGACACCTTATCCCACGTCTGACGTGAGGATGGTAAAGGGTTTGCAGGAGTATATTAATAAGACGCGATCTCTTATTATTGCACATGCGACTACCAGTACGAACCAAAAGATTTTAATTCCATCTGGATCGGTGGATATGAGGGAATTTGAGACAAAGTGGTCCCAGCCTGGTGTGGCTATTGAAGTTGATTTTGATCAAGGACCACCTGTTTCAGTTGCTCCTACTCCTCTTCCTAATGAGTTATATAATAATGAGAAGGAGGCGAAGTCTGACATAGATCATCAATTAGGGTTATATGAGATGCAGATGGGTAATTCCCAGGCTGCTCCACATACTTACAAGGCTACGGTTTCATTGGATGAGTTTGGTCAGAGAAAGATGCGATCTAAACAGGCTGACTTAGAGAATTGCTTGAAAAGAATGGCTCAAGTGATTATACCACTGGCACAACAGTTGTATACCGAAGAAAAGATTATTAGATTAGTACAGCCAAATAACTCAATAAATGAGTTCGCTGTGAATAAAAAGTTGTATGATGACAAAAGTCAAGAGGTTGGGGTTATCAATGATATTACTACTGGTTTATATGATGTAGTGGTTGTTACTGGTTCTACACTTCCTACTAATCGTTATGCACAACTCGAGATGTATATGGATGCTTACGAGAAGGGTGTTATAGACAAATTCGAGGTTTTGAAGAAAACCGAGATATTTGACATGCAAGGTGTTCTTGAGAGAACAGATACAGTGACTCAGTTACAGCAGCAACTTGAACAGGCTCAAGAGGCAATAAAAGATTTACAAGGTGACCTGCAGACAAGAGAGCGGGAAGTTTACCACGCGAAACAGCGTGCAGAATTAGAAAAATTTAAGGCTCAATTAGACTCAACCTCCACTAAAGCGAAAGCTGCGGGAACAGTCTTTGAGAAACGCCTTAATGACGCAACGGGACAGATTGGTAAAGAAGTCAGAGAGGCTTCTAAGCCTGAAGTAAAAACCCCTTCACCCCCTAAAAAGAAGTCCCAAGGGGCAAGGAAAACGTAGGAGTCAACGAAAATGGCTGATGAAATCTCGGTACAATCGGACCCTTTGGTTCAGGAATTAGCTGATACCCAAGTTAGTGGGGACGTAGGTGCCATAGAGGACATACTCTCAGGTGGAGATTTAAGTAGTGATGTTGCACAAGCATTTGATCTACCTAGTGATACACTTGAATCGGAAGTCCGACAAGACTCACCCGAAACTGCTTTGGTTAATAGTACGGAAGCAGCTCCTCAACCTCTCGCTCAACCCGATAATGAAGCTGTGCGGTTTCAGTATTGGCAGAGCGAAGCTGATAAAAGACAAAATGAATTGGACACTATTAAGAAGACCAATGAAATTCTTACTAATCAACTTACCTCGTTAGTTGGGAATGTGCAACAGCCCCAACAACGACAGGAAGAAGCAAAGGTTGAAGAGTTCCCACCTCCCCCAGATAAACCAAGGCGACCACATGGATATAATCGTGAGGAAGCATATAGTGATTCGTCAAGTGAAAGTGCTCGTCATTTAGATGAGATTGAATCTTGGCGTGATGATATGGATGAATATAATCGCCTACAAGTTGAATATAATACAGCAGTCGTTCAATCTGAACGGGAGCAGTATCAAGCAGCTAGAAGGCGTGATGACATTCGAAGGCAGGAAGCTGCTCAACAAGATCATCAGATGAATGAATTGAAGAATCATATTCAGGGTACGTACAATGCGGATGAAAATACTTTCAACGACTTTGTTCGTACTATGTCAAATCCTGCATCGCTCAATCCCGATAATCTATGGAGGTTATATCAGATGGATAGGGGTCAGACTGTTCCTGCACCACCTGCTCCAGCACCTAGTGCTGCATTCGAGCAGACTCGCAGAGCACAGTCAGTTCCTAGTCCTATGGGCGTTCTACCGAGCCAAAATGTTCAGGTGTCTGATCGTTCGGTAGAAGATAAACTAATGGATAGTATTATTGAAGACCAAAATAGACTGAACATTATTTAGTCTTTTTTAATACCAAGGTAAGGGGAATGTACCATGGCTAATCAATATAGTATTAGTGCAGGTGGTACGATGCAGTCTAGTTCAGTAGATCACTCCCGGAGAATGTTTAATTTCGGGGAGCGGATCGCAGAGCTTAATCCTCAGCAGTCCCCCTTCTTTACCTATTTGTCCAAAGTCCGCAAAAAGCCAACTGACGATCCTGTGTTTAAGTTCTTAGAACAGCGTCATCAATGGCAGAGACGTACTGCTCAAATCAAAACAGCAGCAACAACCGCAGCTTTTAGCAGCGGTGCTGTAGCGACCAAAAGCAACGTCCAAGTGGATTGTTTGTATGACAAATACGGTAGAACCGTATCAACAGCTACGCTCCCGCAGTTCCTTCTCGAGAGCCAGATTATTGCCGTAGAATGCGAATATGACGCAAACGGTAGTGATGCTGGTGTCGGATCGGAAACCGCGGCTGTAGCTTACTTCCAGATTACTGGAGCACCGGATGTTTCAAACTCAACTTATGCTGAGATTGATTTGGTGTGGAAAGCAGTGTATTATGTGCCAGATGGCAGTAATGCAGGTGCTATTACACCAGCTGACAGTTCGAAGATTATTCTTCGTGCTGATGCAGACTTACAGGTGGTTGGTTCAGCGTTCGCAGAAGGTGGCACTGACCCTGAGGGTTGGAAAGACGAGTTCTACGATAGAGAAGGATATTGCCAGATTTTTAAAACGGCAGTACCTCTCTTTTCGGGAACAGCACTCGCCACTCGCTATCGTGGGGTCTCCAATGAGTATAAGCGTGTATACGCTGAGAAGCTCATGGAGCACAAAATGGATATGGAGCACGCTATGCTCTTCGGAATTGGAACAGATGATTCAACATCAACTGGTCCGATCCGTAGAACTTGGGGTTTAATGCCATATACGGAAGCTTACGGAAAGATTAAAACCTTTACGTACGCTAGTTCGTCATATGACGACTTTGTAGATGCGTTGGAAGACGTATTTTCACCTGAGTCAGGCAATAGCGGAACTAAGCTTGTTCTTGCATCTAGGAAAGTAATTTCCTGGCTGAACAAACTTGGCTCTAGCTCTTTCATGGGCAACAATGTTGCATTAGGTCATACTGTCACCACAAGTGGTGGAAGTAATGGTTTTAGTGCTGACATCCAGAACATCAAAGGTTCTTTTGGTCACAACGTGACTTCTATAAACACTGTTTATGGAAATCTCAACTTTGTGATGGAACCTCTGTTCCGGGGTCCTTGGGAGAACTATGCTTGCATGGTGGACCTTAAGAACGTGGCTTATCGTCCGTTATCTGCTAACGGTGTGTCTCGCGACACGCACGTTATCACTAACGTACAGAATAACAATGTTGATGGTAGAAAGGATATGGTCCTGACCGAAGCCGGTCTGGAAGTCAATCTGCCAGAAACCCACACTATTCTTAAGTTCGCATAGTGTTTTATCGGTAATGGAGCGGGGGAGTTTCGGCTCCCCCTAACTCCTTTAATT